GCAAGGGCAGCGCAGCCTGATTGGTCTGAAGATGATTATATAGACCATATATTAAAAGGTCTTGAGATTTACGATGAAAATGTAGTTTCGCCCGGAAGGGATGCTGTGATGGATTTTGCTGATACGATTGGTGCAGGTGATTATATGCGCCAATTTGATGACTACATGACAGCAAAATTAGATGAGCGGGCTGCTAATGCAGACGGCATGGGTGAAGTTGGCGATGCAATGCTAATGAACTTTATGTATGGTGCTGCAAAAGATTTTGTGCCAGAAACAATCGGTGCTGTAAAAGGGACTTGGGGTTTAATAGACCCTAACTCACCAACGAACCTTGGAACACAACTTTATAATTGGTGGAATAACCCTCAAGATAATGGGCAGGGATCAGTCCCAAAAGAAACTCCTTACTATGATTTCGGTGAGCATGCAGTACCAATGCCCCAAGTTGAGCCGGTTAGTAATACAGTTCCAATGCCACAGGTAGAGCAACTTGAGGAAGTCGTACCAATGCCTAGCGTTAATCAATTACCTCAGAATGTGATGGAGTTATATCAAGAGGCTACACCTTGGAAGAAATACGGAGGCGTACTACAGAGGCAGTGGTGAGCAAGAAACAACAACTAGAGCAGGCCATAGCAAACGCTAAGGAACTCAAGAAACGCAAGAAGTACAACCGAATAGAATTCTACGATCCGTATCCATTCCAGAAGGAATTCCATGATACCGGGTTTCAGCACAATCAGAGACTGTTGATGTGTGCCAACCGTATCGGTAAGTCCTATTCGGGAGCAGCAGAGATGGCGATGCACCTTACGGGACTCTACCCTGAATGGTGGCAAGGGAAGCGATACAGGAAGGCGATCACAGCGTGGGTTGGTGGTGTGTCAAACGAATCAACCCGGGACATCTGCCAAGCAGAATTACTGGGTGCCCCAGAAGACCCTGAGGCTTTCGGTACAGGGACCATACCCCGTGAGTGCATAGTCAGTACAGAACGTAAGCCGGGTATACCTAACGCCAAGGCAATAGCGTTGGTGAAGCATATCAGCGGTGATAACAGTAGCGTACACTTTAAGTCATATGAGTCCGGTACTGAGAAATGGATGGGACGTAGTGTGGACTGCATCTGGTTGGATGAGGAACCTGATAGGGAACTTTACTCCCAGAGCGTCACACGTACCCTAGACAGAAGAGGAATGGTTTATCTGACGTTCACCCCAGAGAAGGGCATGACTGAGACTGTAAGTGCGTTCATGAATGATTTGAAACGTGGACAGTCCCTCACAAATGCTACTTGGGATGATGCGTCAGAGGATATAAGAAGTATGTTCGGTAAGCCCGGACATCTGGACCATGATACGATGGAACAGATTCTGGCTGCATACTCACCGCATGAGCGGGAGATGAGGAAGTACGGGAAACCTACGATTGGTTCAGGATTGGTTTTCCCAATACCGGAAGAGAAGTTAACAGTAGATGAGTTCACCATCCCTGATCACTGGCCCCGTATAGCCGGGATAGACTTTGGGTGGGACCATGATACAGCGGTAATTTGGGGAGCGCATGACACAGAAGAAGACATCTTCTACGTATACGATGCATATAACGCAAACAAGAGAAGTCCTGCGGAACATAGCAAAGAGATTCTTAGTCGCCCTAGTTTTATCCCTATTGCTTATCCCCACGATGGTAATAGGCGTGATAGCATGGGTAACCCGGGGCTGGCAGACCAGTATCGGAATCATGGGTGCAATTTTCTACTTGAGCATTTCACTAACCCACCCGCTTTGGGCCAGAAGAAAGGGTCCAATTCCGTGGAAGAAGGCATACAGCAGATGGTTGTATTTATGGAAGAGGGACGGTTTAAAATCTTTAGCAACCTCAGCCATGTATTGCAGGAGTATAGGCAATATCACAGGAAAGAAGGAAAGATCGTAGCAATCAGGGACGACAGTATGAGTGCCATGAGGTACTGCTTTATGAGCAGACGATGGGGAGTAGCAGGTGCAGATGAGACATGGAGTTTCAATTTTGAAAAACCAATACAATACCAGAATATGGGGATAGTGTGATGAATCCAAAAAAAGAACTTGAGCATATTAAAAGGCTTAACAAAGAAGGTGCATTTAAGGAAGGAAGAACTTACAACAGAGATGGATCAGTTGTTGGGAAAGGTCAGAGGCCGAATCATATCGGAACAAAACCTAAGAGAAAAAAGAACCCGTCAAAGTGGGCAAAACCATTACCAGACCTAGAGAAAATTATCAGACAGCAGTCAAGTGGGAATTATTCTAAAACATATCGGGACTAAAGATGAGCGATAAAGTAATAACAGAAGAGAACATCGTAAGCCGGATAGACTCTGAGATAGCAGATGCTCTAGGCTATGGTGACTTGCTCAGTGAGCAGCGTGCCAAGGCGATGTCTTACTACTACTCAGAACCATTGGGTAATGAAGTAGACGGTAGAAGCCACTATGTGGACTCTACGGTACAGGACTCAGTTGAGTGGATCAAGCCATCCCTAATGCGTGTGTTCGCTTCTGGTGACGAACTGGTGCAGTTCCAGCCCACTAATATGAACGATGTGGCTGCTGCTGAACAGGCAACAGATTACGTCAACTATGTTCTGCAACGGCAGAACAATGGTTGGGAGATTCTTTACAACTGGTTCACTGATGCCCTCTTGCAAAAGAACGGCATCATCAAGGTATGGTGGGAAGAATCAGAAGGTTGGGAGCGTGAGGAATACCATGGTCTGAATGACACTGAGATGGAAGCATTGTTGATGGATGACTTTGTGGAAGTGGTTGAGCATGACGAATACCCAGCCCCTGATGGATCAGTTCTACATAATGTGATTATCAAGAGAAGCCTTACAGATGGTAAGGTTACTGTTGAGAATGTACCGCCTGAGGAATTCCTTATTAATCGTGAGTCAGAAAGCATACAGGATGCAAGGTTTGTTTGCCATCGTGTACGTAAAACCTTGTCAGAACTAAGGGAATTATACCCCGACATTGATGAGGAAGAACTTAAAGGTGGTGATGGTGGCCTCAATTACTCAATGGACATTGAGCGTGCAGCACGTTATATGTTCGATGACAGTTCAACCCCATACCCCCTTGATAACTCACCCAATGAGGATGCATTAAAGGAATATTGGTTGCATGAATCATTCCTGAGAACAGACTATGACAATGATGGTATTGCAGAATTACGTAAAGTCTGCACCATAGGCAGCACAATACTTTCTAATGAAGAGGTTGATAACATACCATTCATTAGCATCACACCAATCAAGATACCCCATAAGTTCTTTGGGCTATCTATTGCTGACGTTGTTATGCCACTACAGAACATCAAGAGTTCCATCATGCGGAACCTCTTGGACAATATGTACAACCAGAACTTTGGAAGGTTTGCCGTACTTGAGGGTCAAGCGAATCTGGACGATTTGCTCACAGCAAGACCGGGCGGTATAGTCCGGGTGAAATCCCCCAACGCCGTCACACCTTTGGCTACCCCTTCACTGGAGCCTTATACGTTCCAGATGCTGGAGTACCTTGATGAGATACGTGAGTCCCGTACCGGGGTGAGCCGTACCAGTCAGGGTCTGAGCACAGATGCCCTCACATCCCATACCACGGCCACTGCCGTGAATGCGGTGATGACGGCTGCTCAGAGCCGGGTAGAATTAATTGCAAGACAGTTCGCAGAAACAGGCGTCAAGGAATTGATGTGTACGATCTATGAACTGCTGCTAAAGAATATGGATAGAAAGAAAGTAGTAAAATTACGTGAGGAGTGGGTTGAGGTAGACCCTTCATCATGGTCTGATAAGATGGATGCTACGGTATCTGTCGCATTGGGACATGGCAATAAAGACCAACAGGTTATGCAATTAAATAACTTGGTCCAGATGGCATCCCAACAGGCAAATTCACCCATGATTACCCCTGAGAATATGTATAACCTTACGTCTTCACTATTGAAGGCAATGGGTTATCAGAATGTCAATGACTTCATCACGCCACCTGAACAGCAGAAACCACCAGAACCTGATCCAATGCAACAGGCTGCATTGAAAGCGATGGAAGTGGAAGACAGTGTGAAGCAGGGTGAGTTGGAAGTCAAGCGCATGAAGGCTGAAAACGAAATCCAAGAAACCAAACTTGAAGCACAGTTCAAGATGGTGGAGATGGAGATGGAAGCCGACAGGGATGCCCCGGTGAAGATAGGATAAATCATGTCAAATGAGTTACGTGAAGAACACGCAAAACGGCTGATTAAGGATACTCTGTTTCAGGAATCCTTTGTTACGCTGAAAGATCAACTGATGAATGAGTGGATGCACAGTCAGCATCTGGATGTGGAACGGAGAGAATCATTATGGCTCTCAGTGAAACTGGTAGATAGATTGAAAGCGCACTTTGAATCAATTGCAGAAACAGGCAAAATGTCTGAATACCTAAAAACACACCCTTACATATAGGATTTAATTATGAACGACAACACAGCGGATAATGCTCCGGCACCCGCACCAGAGTTGGCAGAAGCCATTAATTTGGCACAAGCACAAGAAGCCATCTTAAAGCACTTGGACGCTGACGAAGCGCAACCAATTGCAGATGAAGAGGCAAGCACTACAGAAGAAACAGAATCGCAACCTGTAGAGGACGAAGAAGTTTTGGAGAGTGAGGCAGAAGACGAATCGGAATCGGAAGAGGAAGATGAGTACGAACCAGAAGATAATCGTGAAGAAGAAGGCGCAGATGACGAAGAGGTTTTCATTGTTAAGGTTAACGGTGAAGATACCGAAGTCTCATTTGATGAACTTCTAGAAGGATATTCACGAACATCTGATTACACCCAGAAGACGCAAGGTATAGCGGAAGAACGAAAGGTCATTGAACAAGCCAAAGAGCAATTCAGGTCTGAGTATGGTCAACTGCAAGTCGAACGTCAGCAGTATCAGCAAGCACTTGGACAGTTAGGCGCACAACTTAACGCCGGTATTATGAAGTACCAGAGTGTAGATTGGGCAGCGTTGAAACAGGATGATCCGATTGCATACGTCACTAAGCGTGATGAGTTCCGTGAAGAACAGGAGCGCATTAAGGCGATACAGGGACAGATGCAAGCGGTTAATCAGCAGCAGCAAGCGGATGCAGAAAGAATACATCGTGAATCTGTTGTTGAACAGACGGCCAAACTAGGTCATCTAATTCCAGAATGGAATGATCCTAAGAAACAACCCGAACTAGCAAGGAGCATACGTGAGTATGCGCTGGGCGAAGGATACGAAGGAGCAGAGGTTGATGGACTGATTGATGCACGATCAGTTAACGTACTCCTTAAGGCGATGCGGTATGATGCTCTGCAAAAAGCAGATGTCAAAACCAAGAAGGTGCGTAACAAACCCAAGATGGTAAAGCCCGGTGCAAAGAGGGCGAAGACTGATGCAGCAAAAAGGCGTAAAGCCGAACT